AGGAACAACCCCAGCAGGAACAGACAATGTAACCGTACAGTTTCTTGGTGACGTTGTTGACTTTGGTGAACCCTCTGATGACTCTGTATCTACCGCTAAGATTCAGGACGATGCTGTTACTGCGGATAAACTAGCAAACTCTATTAATACTGAGATTGCAGCCAACACCGCTAAAGTAACAAACGCCACACATACCGGAGATGTTACAGGAGCAACGGCTCTTACTATCGCTGCTGATGCTGTTGATATCGCTATGCTTAGTGCTACAGGTACGGCGGATTCAACGACTTTCCTTAGAGGAGATAATGCTTGGACGGCTGTTGTTGCTGGTATAGGTACAGCAAGTCAATGGAAGGTTGAGAGTTCTATTGATACAGTAGATGGTGAAAATGTATTTAGTGGGACTTGGGCAGAGGTAGGCAGGGTTGGTAGCGCAATGACTGTTTCTTCTGGTGTATTTACATTCCCGTCAACTGGAATCTGGAATATAGTTGCAAATCTCAGCGCAAACAGGAGTTCTTCCTCGCCTTACTGGCAGTTTAGAATATATACAACCACGAATGATGGAGGGGCGTGGACTCTTAGTTATAACTCTAGTGAAGGGTTTTATGGAAGTGATGGTTATGCTAACATTACAAATGCATATACATTTGATGTGACTGATGTTTCAAACTATAAGGTTAGGTTTGCTTGTGAGTTGACAAGCGATAACGGGGTTGCAACAACAAATCCCAATTCGCCAACTGCAATATTCTCAAGATGGGGGGATACCTAATGAATAGACCAGATCATATTATGGATGTTATGCGTAAACAGCATGGTGGGTGCTGGTATAGTTTCGGTGGGAAAGAGCCAGTTTATGAGAATATAGTTCTTGATCCTTCTATTTGGGACAACGCAATAAACGATACTGTTCCTAACCCCTATGAAATTCCAACAAAAGAGTTTCTTGAATCTGAACTTGCGCGATTACAAGCAGAATATGATTCACAAGAATACGCCCGTAACAGAGCAACAGCATACGCATCTACTGGCGACCAACTAGATATGCAATACTGGGATAGCGTCAACGACACAACGACATGGAAAGACCATATAGCATCAGTTAAGGCACAATTTCCAAAGGTATAAATTATGGCATTAGAAAGCGCAACATACATTGATGGTCTGGTAACAAGCAACCCTACGGGATCAGATAATATCTCGCAGGGTGATGAGCATATACGGCTTATAAAGACCGTACTAAAGAATACAATACCTAATGCTGCTAGTGCTATGGTGTCTTTAGTGAAGGTAACTAGACTTGAGGATAATTCTACTGTAAGTATACGATCTGCATCCATGACTGATGCAGCTACCTTCTCAATTACAAAGGTTAGCGCAACCTCTAATTTGCTTATACAGGCAAGTCTATTTGGAGGTCTTTGGGCTTATGCAACAGCACAAACTGGTGAGGCTCAAGTTTATAACGATACTGATACGGCAGCTATAGGATCAAACTGGAAAGCAGGTGGACAATGGAATAATCTTGGCTCAACCTCTTCTACAAATAATGAAGTAAGAGCGTGGACAACGATGACCGTACTAGAGTCTACGCCGTTATCAGCAGGAGTTAAAAGCATAAAGATTCGCGCTAACTGCACCAATCCCGGCGATGGGGGGATTTCTACTTCACAGTCTATCCTAACAGTATGGGAGATTGAACAATGAATAATGATCTCTGGGGCAATATTATATATAAGTTATCGGGTTCTGGTTTTGCTATATACGGCGAACTGAACAACGAGAATGATTACAACAGTAATGTTGTGTTTGAAGATATATCCAAGAAACCTGCTTGGTCTGATGTTGAGGCTGGCAAGGATGGCGAGGGCTGGATAGTTGTAAGTGGAGAACGTAAGGGTAAATTGGAGTCTTGTGATTGGACTGTACTGCCGGATGTTCCAATGTCTTCCGAGAAAAGAACTGAGTGGGAAACTTATAGGCAAGCGTTAAGAGACATCACCTCACAGTCCGATCCTTTCAACATTACTTGGCCCACTCCGCCAGCATAATGGCACTTATACCTATTACTAATGTAGGTCAGGTAGGGATAATACAAGATATTCCACCTTATAACCTTCCACCTAATGCGTGGTCCGGTGGAAACAATGTACGGTTTCTTGATAATGGTGTAAAGAAGGTCGCGGGTTATGAGGCTGTTATGGCTACAGTTCCTTTTGCTCCCTATTACCTCCAACCATTTTTAGATAATGCTAATACTTACTACTGGATAGCCTACGGCGCGACAGATATTGCTGTCTGGAATGGTTCTACTTGGACTGATGTTACTAGGCAAACTACCCTGACACTAAATGGTGCAGTTTCATCTGGTGCTGGCTCAATCACAGTAACTGCTGGTGCAGCTTTAACGGCCCTTCCTGCTACGGGAACCCTCCTTATAGGTAATCAGGATACATCTTCAGCTACTACTAATGCGTACGAAAAGCTAACTTATTCTGCTAGGGACACTAGCACTGGAGTTATAACTTTAACAGGTACTCTATCTAGTGACCACCCAAACTCATCGGTTGTTACTCCAGAAGGGACTACTAGCACAGTAGATCATGACTATAGCGCTAACTTAAAAACTAACAGATGGCAAGCTACAAATCTTAACGGTATTATTGTGGCTACCAATGGTTCTGATGGCGTTCAGACATGGCCTTTAAATGCAAGTGCGATTCCTGAATTAACTGTTCCCTTTAGAGAAATTAGGAATTGGCCCTTTGGGGATAAGTGTAAAATTATAAGGTCTTTTAGAACTTTCCTTGTTGGTTTAAATTGGACAAGAAGTGCTATAGAAGAAACAAGAATGGTGAAGTGGTCTACAGAGGCTTCCTTTGGCTCTCCCCCTGTAACATGGGACGAGAGCGATGCTACCCTAGATGCTGGTGAGTATCAGTTAGCAGATACTCCGGGGGATATTATAGATGGCATGGCGTTTGGTGATTCATTTTTAATCTACAAAAATGATGCTATCTATATTATGAACTATGTGGGAACCCCTTACATATTTTCATTTAAACTTCTCAGCCCAACAATAGGATGCTTAACAAAGAATGCTTTAGCCGAGTTTGATGGCGGTCATTTCTTCATAGGTAATTCTGATTTCTATGTGTGTAATGGTCAGGGTGTAAAAGCCTTGTTACCGGAGAAGCTAAGACGCACAGTCTTCGACAATCTTAATGGAGCTAACGACAACTATAAGAAATGCTTTGTTGCAGCAGATTATGTAAGAAATGAAATGCTTGCTTGTTATCCTGCCGGTAGTTCGACAGAAGTAAACAAAGCTGTTATATGGAATTGGAAAACAGACACCTTTAGTCTACGAGACTTACCTGAGACTTCTCATATCAATTCAGGTATTGTAGCTATAACTGCTGCAACTACATGGAACACTGTGACAGGTACATGGAATACAGGCTCAGGCGCATGGGGGACTGGTAATTATGACAATGTTGCAGAAAATCTAGTATTTGCAGATGTTACGAATACAAAGATTTATAGAGATAATTTAGGGAATAGGAACGATACCGTTAATATGACCTCTTACATAGAAAGATCAGGTTATGACCTTGACAACCCATCAGAACTAAAGTTTGTATCTGCTGTTTATCCTGAGATGGAAGTGAGTGGTGATAACTCTGTTAATTTCTATATAGGCTCTCAAATGTCTACTGAGGGAGCAATAGATTGGGGTAGTGCTATTAGCTTTAATCCCAATTCTCAATCTAAGGTTTCGTGCAGAGCTACTGGAAAGTTATTTGGAGTAAAGATAGAATCTTCAGGGGATTTTGATTGGAAGCTTCATAGCCTAGCCTTTGAGGTGCAACCTAGAGGTAAGCGTGGTATAAGGTCGTACTAATGGCTAACGCCCCATCAAAAAATATAAAGAGTGTGAATAGGTGGTCACCTAATCCAGCACCTGTTTCACCAGATCAATTACCAGACTATCTATTTTCTGAACTAAATAAACTAGGTTCTGTGGTATTTAATTTAGATACTTTTAGACTTGAGCCTACCTTTAGAATACCTGTAAAGCAGCGTGACGGTGATGTACGATATGCTGATGGAGTCAAATGGAATCCGGGTGGAACTGGAGAGGGTATTTATGCTTTTTTTAACGACACATGGAATAAATTGTAGGGAGATATATTATGTATGAAAGAGGAATGATGGGTGGGCCACAAGGAATGATGGGTGGGCCACAAGGACCACCGGATGGTAGGGGTATTGGTGGAATGAGGGGTCGACAAGAAGAATGGTTTGGCAGAGGTGGCGGAGGTCATCCCGGATGGGAAGGTCACCCCAGTATGCGTGGGTCACAACCAACGCCTCCACCCGGAATGGAAGGTGGTGGATGGGGCGATCTGAGGGGGCATGTACTAAGACCCGGAGATGAATTCTGGGAACCTTGGATGGGTGAACAAGGTGGTGGTGGTATGGTTGGGCCGATAGGTGCATATCCAAATATGCCTCCACAATTCCGAGGAGGCCCACCGGCTGGAATGGGTGATTTTAGGCAGCCGGGTTTTGTATCTGGTGGTCCAGATGACCCAGCTAGGGGTGGCAGTGGTTATTGGGGTGGTCGTGGAATGCCCGGTGGATTTGGTGGACGACCTCCGGCTGGCCCTCCTATACTTAGACGACCTGGAAGAGATCGTTACTAATGGCTTGGGGTCAAGGTGGTCAAGGTGCTGTTGATCCGGGAGGCTATGGGGATACCAGAGATAGGGAAGGTGTTAGAGATGATATAGCTGAAGGCATGGGTCTATTAGACCTTGATCAGGAAGCTGCTGTAGCAGCTATGAATGCTAGGATGAATGCTATAAGAGAGAGTGATGCTTATAACGCCCATACTTATGGTAGAGATACCACACCCTCTATTTGGTCTACTTCCCAAGTTAAGCCTGTAGGGACTGCTGGTGACCCTAGAAACATTGGTACTAAATTTGGAGATTGGTTTGAGAAGAACAATGTTATAATACAAGCTTTACGTGCTTTAGGTATAGACGCTCATTTAGATCGCTCTATGGACCATGATCCAGCAACTGATCGTGATGATTCATGGGCTATACATCAATGCGAATCAGCAGGAGGCACATGGGATGGTGGTCAATGTATTATGCCTTCAGATAGCAATGGTAATGGTAATGGTGATGATGATAACGGCGATGATGATGGTGATCCAGTTGATTACGGAAAGTTTGGCAAGCCAAATCCATTTGCTAGTTTAACAAGAAGAAGGCAAATGTGGTATCATCCTATGATGGGTGGCACAGGGCATGGTCAAGTCTATGATCCTTATTCTGGCGAAAGACCTGATTATATAGATGCAAATATTTGGGATTATGCACCTCCTAGAGGTGGGGCTGAGTTATCTAACTGGGCTACTGCTTTAAGAAGATGGGGGAGTGGAGAATAAATTATGGCTCAAGCAACAGCAACATCGCAATTAGCCCCTTGGCTGCCGCAACAAGATCATATTAAATATGGTTGGGGTGCGGCTAAAAACCTATTTGATGTAGGAATGCCCGGTTATTATCCCGGAGCAACTGTAGCTGGTTTCGATCCTTCTCAGACTTTGGCGCAGCAGCAAAGTTTGAAGTATCTTGGTGGTCCGGGTCTACAGGGTATGATGAGTGGTTCACAAGATGCTCTTAATAGATCACTAGGCGGTTACACTGGGTTTTCGCCTCAGCAGCAATCAGACTTACTAGCTGGTAATGTAAATACTGGTGAAGGTTCTCCATTTGGTCAGATGACAGATGCTCTAACCCAAGGTGTGCAGAAGAATCTAGGTGAAAACATACTACCCGGATTACGGTCTAGTATGATAAGAGCGGGTCAGATGGGTGGTGGTACTAGAGGTGATCTAGTTCAGAATAGGGCCATCTCAGATGCTGTAACTCAAGGTCTTACTATGCCATTAGCGCAGATGTATGGGCAAGCTTACAATCAGGCTCAAGGTATGCGAATGCCAGCAGCCCAGCAGATGATAGGCCAGCAACAGTTTGGTCAAAGACAAGCAGGACAAACAATGTCTCAACCACTACAGATGTATGGTGCTATCAATGCTGTAGGGGGAGCAAGACGGAACATGACGCAAGCACTGATAGATGCTGATAAATCACGCTATGAGTATGAGTCTATGACACCTTACCAAAACCTTGACAGGTATCAAGGCGCTACCTCAGGTAGTTGGGGTGGGCAGGGTTCCGCATCATATCCTAAACAATCCAAGTGGCCCAGCATAATCGGTGGTATACTGGGCCTTGGTATGAACAAATTATTCTAGGGGATCATTATGGCATGGGCAACAGCAGGAAGTACAGGACTCAGTTTTCTACCTAAAGTAGCGAAAGGTTTACTTGGGGCGTCAGGTCTTGGAGCCTCTGGATTATGGCTGGGTAAAGATTGGTTTGGTGGTATGGCGCAAAAATACCCCGGTTTACTAGGTTTAAATCCTGCACTTACTTTAGGTGCTGCAGCTAAAGCTACAGAAGGTGGTTTTAAAACTGGTCTAAAAGGTTACGATGCAATAGGGGGTTACCCTAAACATGCTAGTGGCGCATTACCAGTAGCAGGGTTTAATAAGAGTATGGAGGATTCAGTAAAGAAAGCAACTACAGAAGTAGATGATGAAGAAGAAGACCCATTTAACTATAACCAGTTATTCATTGCTAGTATACTTAAAGGATTGAAGCAAAAACCACCAGCGCAGTCTAGTGGCAGGGCAGCAGGTACATTTATTCCAAAGCCTGATCTACCTAGAATGTCGGATTATGACACAAACAAAACTTATTGGAATATAGGATAAGATTATGGCAGATACATGGGGCAGTATTGCAAGAGCAATGGAAGATACGAGGGACTCGCGACGAGGAGGTGGGGTTCAGGGTGATAGGGCGCATGAAGAAATGTATCCCGGCCATCGTCAAGCAGCAAGAGATGCTAATGCACACGGGATTATGGGCCTTATTTCTGGAAGACACCGAGACTTTATAGAGGATAATAAAGCCCAAATGAGGGAGTTAGGTATAAATCCAAGCCATACAGATCGGGAAGGTAATCTAACTGGTCGTTATTCTAGCGGTGATTGGGCAGCTTTGCAGGATGCGTTAGCAGGAGGTACTGTCGAGGTTGATATTTCTTCAATACTTAATCAGGACACCTCGAATATCGGACCTCTAAGTGACTATGGTTATTCTGAAGAGGATGCTGGGCAACCAAGAGAACTAGGCAATATCAGGCAATGGGGTACACAGAGTCCTAATATGCCCGGCTCAATGGCGCTTGACCCCACATGGGCAGGTGGTCTAAGAGGTGCGGGTTTAGGTGCGGAGATGACTCCGGGTAGAGATTTAAATAGATTATCAAGAGAATCTATTTTTGCTCCCGGCACAGTACCCGGTAATATCACTGGTACTAGAGCCTATCTCCCCGGTAGGATGAGTGTAGGCGAAGCGCGTAGAGCCAGAGCCATCCGTAATATGTCTCTACGAGATCGGCAAGAAGCTGGTATTAGTGAAGGAGAATACTCTGAGTGGGATAGAATATCTCGTCAATTTGATGAGCGAATGGCGCGAATGAAAGATAAACTGCGTGATTGGGATATAGAGGATAGAACTAAACGACCCGGTATTATGGGCGGTGGACCCTCAACTCACATCCAACCTAATTGGGCAGCACTGGAAGAAGATATGGCTAGACGAGCAATGCGTGACGAATTCATTGGTAGGGACGAACGATAATGGCAGCTGCAGCAGCCCCATTTATTCTTAGAGGCCTTCTTGGAGCGAGGGGTTCTAGTGGTTTAATGAACCTTCTTAAACCACCGTACCGTAATCCTTTTAGAGGCCCAAGTTCGACACGGACAGGAACCAAGTACCCTAAAGGGGCAAGAGTCAATAGAACTACTGGGGTGCCGATGGGTGGTAAGCCAGTTATTTCTCGTGATCCGGGTGGTATATTTTATAGAAATCCAATGAGAACCATGTACGGTGGGCTTGCTGCTGGTACTGGTGCTGCTGGTCTTGCGTATGGTCTTCTCAGTGGTGATGACAAACCTGCTGAGGAAACCACTGGCCCATCTGCTGCAGACATTATGAGAGCAAGAGAGCAAGCAGAGAGTGATTCACTAGCAGAGAAACAACCTTCTATGTCAGCAGGTCATAGGACTGCTTACCTAAAGAAACGTGATAAAAGATTAAAGAAGGGTATGAAGCAACTCCTCAACCAGTACATGATTATTGCTGCTGTTGCTCCAGAGGAAGCTGATAATTTCCTGAAGGCTGGTATGAAAATGATGGAAGCAGACCAAGAATTTAAGGATGATATATACAACCAAGATATCTATGATACTATATTCCAGCCGGGCAATATGCCGGGTTCAGGTAGGGAAGCGTATCAGATGCTTATTCAAGAAGGTCTTGATTCTAAAGAAGCTATGAAGGTAGCTGGTGATTACCATGATCTTGTTCCTGAGTACAAAGAATGGCAATATAAAAAGAAAGAAGATATAAAGATGGATAGTATTTTAAGGATGCCGAGGGACAAAGCTATTCAAACTTTGATAAGTGCTTGGGCAAGTGATACTTTTAATACTCCAGAAAACCTAAAGCACATTGACCCAACAAGTCCTGAGGGTCGGCAAAAGTGGATTGAGTATGCTGATGCTACTTTAGACTTAATGCAATCAGGTGGTGGCGGTGCTACGAGTAGTGGACAAATTCTTAGTGATACTAAGAGATCATGAGAGAAATAGCTTTTGCCTACAAGGGTAACAAGTTTGATATAAAAGTAGATGATGCTTTTTCTAAGTTACCTGAAGCTGAGAAGGTAGCTAAACTAGAACGATACATTGAAGGAAAGTATGGAGACAAGAGAGCGTCCTCCAAAAAAGAAGACAAAGGCATCCTTGACTATCTAGCCCTTCTTGAACGACCTTCTCAAGCTATAAAGGTAGGGTTAAAAGAAAGTGATCTGGGTGGTAATGTATTCCGCGCTATGGGTGGGGTAGACTTAACTCCAGAGGAAGGTTTCTTTACGGGATTAAAGAAAGGGTTTATGGGTGAGGATGAAGTACGAACTCAAGACTTTCTCCCTGACGATATGAACCCTGTACTTAAAGGCGTTCTAGGCTTTGCTGGTGATGTAGCTACAGACCCTCTCACCTACATGGGTGGCAGCATCTATAGGGGTGGTAAGGCTGTGGGCAGAGGAGTCAAGGCTGCTACACCACGCTCGGTTGCTGATTACCTTGGTAAGAAAAAAGATGCGATGCTTGACGAGAGTTTCCTTGGTGGTGGCCTTCATGCTGTAGCCAGAGGGTTAAACCGTCCTATAGGTAGAGGCAAAGAAGTTAGAGCGCATGGCGTATCTGCGGCTGAACATACCGCTAGACGTACCCCAGCGATGATGAAGGCTATACAGGAACTAGGGGATGCTATAACAAGGAGAGCATCTGATACTGGTCAGGATATAGAGAAGGTTAGGAATGCTTTTTACAACCTTACGGAACGACCCGGTACTTGGACCCAAGACAAGTTTACTCCTTTAAGTATGGAGAATGTTAGAAGCTCTAGGCCAGAGTTAGCAGATCAGCTAGCAGAGTACGAGAAAATTTTAGGTGAGGAGTTAACTGGTGAGGTTGATAAGTTCAGAGCCGTTGCCGAGGATATGCTTGAGATTGAGAAGGCTTACAACATACCTGTCCATCACTTAGACGAAGGGACTCCTAATCTATTTGATGCTATAGACCCAAACACAGGGAAGCCAAGTCAGCTATATACTAAAGGTTATTTCCCGCGGGTGATGACTCCATTTGGAAAGGAGTTAAGCAATAAGAATACTCTAGTGAAGGAGGTCGATCCTATAACTGGTAGACCTAGTTTGGATGCTGGGTATGCGTTACCTAGGGCAAATCAATCTATCCTAGATTCTGCTCAACGAGAGATGCTTGACTTCTACGGTGCTAAAGTTCCTAACCCAGCAGATAATGTTTGGGACATGGCTTACACTTCTAAAGTCTATCATACTGATCCTGTCATTGCATGGACTAAACGCTGGAACCAACATAATAACTCTCTCCAAAGGAAGTGGTTTGCTGATGAGGTTACTGATTCTGATCTCCTTTATAGACAAACAGGAGGAAAGAAAACATTAGGTGCTATTCGGCAGCATGGGTTTGGCAGGTGGTTGAGAAGGAATCCTAACGGTGCTGGTTATCAACAACTTACCTTGAATGAGTTTGGTAATACCGCTTGGAAAGAACTCGATCAGGATATGTCTGATTGGACTACTGTGAACTTCATGAAAGACAGGCAGATGAACCCGCCTAGATATTATGACCAAAGACTTCAAGAACTTACAGAGCATTATGAAAAGATAGGTGTTACTGGTGATACTCTTTTAAATAAAGATTCCATAAATGCTATAAGGATACAAGCAGCCAAGCAAGCTGCGGATGATGTTGAACAGTTAAAGAAGATGGAGACTGTACAGTTTAGAGTTCCTAAACAGATTGCGAAGCAGATGGAAAACGAGATGTACATGATGGCAGGGGAACGTGGCATCAATGACTTCTTAAAGTTCTATGATAAAACTCAGGACGCATGGAAGTCTTGGACACTTGCTATACGACCCGGCTACCATACTCGTAATGCTGTAGGTAATATGCTTAATGCTTATATGGTTGCTGGCTTGGGGAAAAATATACCTAAAGCTATCACAGCGTTTAAGGATGCCGCTAAACTACAGTATTACTCTAGGTTTAGTGGTGATGATATATTCAGGCAACAGACCGCAAAAAATTTAAGGAATATTAGAGGCACGAAGATGTCTGCTGCTGACAGAGCAGCTTTAGGTGCAATGCCCAAGATAAATAGTAATGCTTGGTCTGCCCCTGATTTCTCCGGTACAGGCTTCTCCATGAGTGATATATCGTCCAACGCTCAAGCAAGAGGTATCAGCGCTGGTCATTATCATAAGGATGTTAT